AAACAGTAGCGTGCGGAACGTTGACACCCCCGTCGTGCAAGCGACCTTTGAGAATTCAGGGAGACTTGAGCGACCAGTCGAGTTCGTCACCGCCGCCATGTTGAGGAGGTTTGACATTCGTGGACACAACAGGTCGACAAACTCCGTCGGCAAGCTGTACTCGCGCTACATGACGGTGGCTGTGTTCCCACGCGTGGTGAAGTACGTCCTAGAGGGTCATGCAGCCAACGACATGCGTGTGAGAATGAATAAGGGGATACTTGGAAGCAAGGACGCGCTTGAAATGAGTAAGACGTTGAGCGCGTGCATTTCATTTCAGATCTACCATTATGGACGCAAGGACCTCGCCGATTTCGACCAGTACACCAGTGTGAAGAACATGGTATATCTGCAGAACACGATTGTCCACATCACGCAACTGATCATTCAACTTAGCATGATGTCGGTGGCCGGCGCCCCACAATTTCGCGCCTAGCGGGGCGAAATTATGGTGGGCGTCCCGGGGGGTGTGCCACACACGTTCGTGTGGCGCGCCCCCTTCATCGTGTACGCCGCACACGATGTCCGAGAGATGATCGACAAGAGTAAGCTGCCTGTCATCTCCGGAATGAGATTTGCAAAGAGCGTCGTGAAATGCCGAGGTGAAACCGTGTACAAGGACGGGGAGCTCACATTTGACACCAAGTACAATCCTGACCCAGCCATTCTACCCGAGATCGCCCAGGACTCATCTTCGGTCCGATACGTCTACGGTCCAGCCGTTGCACACAACGCGTACGTTATCGGGAATACGGATGCCAATTTCAATCTCGGTTTCATGCGGCTCGGAGCCATTCGGCCAGCCCCTGGAAACCTTCCGAACACCGCCGCACATCGGGTCCAGCGAGAGGCCGTTGAACGGGGATTCCGTGTGAGACAGCAAACATTTGTGTGGGAACACCAATGGCTGCTCGACCTACTTTGTGAGCGCATGTCGATGTCCATTGATGTGCAAGAGTTCAAAGGGATTGAGACTGAAGCGGAGGAGGGACATGATGAGCCACACCCGAAACGCGAACTTCGTCGACAAGCCTACGAAGAGGCCATCGAGAGCGGGATGATCGGACAACGGCTGTGGTTTCGCGTGCAGGAGGC